GATTTACTTCACAGTCGCTTTCCGAAAGAAAAGTGGGTCTTTAGATCCGCTGATCTTTCCCAAGCTACTGATCTCATGCCGAAGGATGTCTGTAATTCATTGATTGATGGTCTCGTGAAAGGCCTTCGTCTAAAAAACACTACCCTCGAGAAGTTAATGTATTTGAGTGTGGGGGAAGGACTTATCCATTATCCTGATGGAGTTACCATAACCCAGGTTAGGGGTATCTCAATGGGATTACCTACCAGTTGGTTCCTACTTAATTTGTACAACCTTTGGTTAGTGGAAAGATCCTGGTTCAAAGCACTTCGGATTGCTGGTTTTGGTTCAACTCGTGTCTCTCGTTGTCATGCACAATGTGGTGATGACTTGGTCGCGTTTTGGCCTGAATCAGTTAATCTAGAATATACACGTTTACTTCTCGCAACTGGTGGATGTCTGTCAGAAGGGAAGGATTTAGTAGATAGTGAAAGCTTCAACTTCGTTGAGAAGTGTGGTTTTTTCGACAGAGCGGTCCGAAAGGTCCGCTTTGGATTGATTGTTCCTCTACGATCAATTTCTAGATCTCCTTCTTGTAGCGAAATACCTGAATTTATTGAGGCGGGAGCCTCAATAAGTTCTATATTAAGGCCAATTCCTTTTGGTTCACACAAAAGGTCTGTGGTTAGTGGAGTGATTAGAAGGTCTTACTCTGATTTACTCGTAAAACTCGCTTCTTATGGGTTAAACCCCTATGTGGATCGTCTTTATGGCGGTGGTGGTTTCCCTATCTTACCGACAGATCAAGCCTGTTGGAGGTCTGCTCCACGCTTCACTAGAGCGTACCGCGTTTTGCTGTCCATGCGTGGAGGCTTACGTGGGGTTCGTTCCCATGTGAAATTTACTTCGTCCTGGGCGGGTATTTCCTGTGGGAAGGTGAAGAATGAAGTGGATCTCTGGAAAGTAGTGGAGGATTGGATTAATGAATTCGGACAGGTCAACTTGGATAGGAAGAGAGGGGTGTATTTGGGTGATTCCATGCAGTTAGCATTTTCACGAATGCTCTACCTGGAGTCTCACAAGCTCATCCATGAGACTCAGTTTCCCTCGATAACTTTGGTTTCAAAGTCTATTGGGGATGAGACTAGTCGATTGAATGGGCTTGTACCCTTTTACAAGCTTTCTGATAAAGTTAATAACATGGCTAAGGGGGTTAGTAGGTCGGTTTTCCGACTTATTAATCA